TGTGGAACGTGTAGATGGCCATCAACGCAGAGCAGCTTAATATCAGGCTCACCGCAGAGACGAAAGACCTGCGCCAAGAATTGACGAAAGCTGAAAAGCGCATCAAAGGGTTTGAGGCGAAAAGCCGCCGTGACCTTAAAAACACCACCAAGTCTTTTGATGCTCTTGGTCGTGCTGCGCGCACGCTTGGGCCTATTTTGGCTGCTGCTTTTAGCGTTCAAACAATCACAAGCCTGACCCGATCAGCCGCTGAAATTGGCAAACTTGCAGATGTTGCTGGCACTGGCGTTGTTGAGTTTCAGCGATTTGCTGTTGGTGCAAAAACTGTCGGCTTTGAGATGGATAAAACCGCCGACATCATCAAAGACATGAACGACCGCATCGGTGATTTTGTTTCAACCGGCGGCGGCCCAATGAAAGACTTTTTTGAGAACATCGCACCGGCTGTTGGGGTTACTGCGCAAGAGTTTATGAAACTGTCAGGCCCGCAGGCTTTGCAGCTTTATGTCAGCAGCCTTGAAAAAGCCAATTTGAACCAAGCCGAAATGACATTTTACATGGAGGCGCTTGCTAGTGATAGCACGGCGCTTCTGCCGCTTCTGCGTAATAACGGGACAGAAATGCGCAAACTTGGCGATGAAGCCCAGCGCGCTGGTCGCATTCTAGATCAGGATGCAGTTGACGCTGCCCGCGATTTGGAGCGCGAAGCTGGTGAATTGGCCGACACGATCAAGATGGCATTGACTGAAGCCATCCTGAATAACAAAGAAGAATTGATGGATGTTATTGAATTCATCACGAAAACAGCCATTCCAGCGTTTTCAAGACTTATAAGTGCGCTTGGTGAGGCCAGCAGGCTTTATGGCGTTGCAACAGGTGCAGCCAGCGCATACGAGGGCCAAGGCGCTAGAACTGACCCCGGCGTGCGCGCTCAAGACGTTGCTGGGGCTAACGCGCTTGGTGGCGGTGATGTTTCTGCTGGCATGACTGGATATATTGATCCTGAAACCAATCAATGGGTTGAGTATGGGACGCCTGCTGCAAATAAACCAGTTCCGGGTGTCACCGCTCCAATGGTTCTTCCTGAAATAAATGTGAACCGGCCCGGACTTGATGGCAGTTCTGGTGGCAGCAAATCTATTGAAGATGCCGCCCGCGCAGTTGAAGATTTGCGTGAAAAATACCGCGACCTGATCGGCACTCTTGATGAAGCTGTTGGAAGAAATAACGACTATGAAGACCAACAAAAGCTGCTGAATGAAGCGTTGGCAAAAGGCGCAATCACTCAAGATCAGTTCAACATTGGCATGGAAGCGGCAAAGGCTAAGTTCAAAGAGGCTTCATTCGAGGCCAGCAACTTGTCATCTGTAATGCAGACGCTTCAAGGCGGTCTTGAAAATGCGTTTATGTCAATCATTGACGGAACAGACAGCGCCAAGGATGCGTTCAAGAAAATGGCGGCAGAAGTCATTAAAGAACTTTATCGCGTGCTTGTTGTTCAGCAACTTGTTGGTCAATTCAAAACTGGCGGTGGCGGCATTATGGGTTCGTTGTTTAGCGCATTTGGCGCTAGGGCCGGAGGCGGAACCGTGCAGGCTGGCAGCCCGACTATCACCGGCGAACATGGCCGCGAACTATTCGTGCCGCAGGTCAATGGCCGCGTGATGACGACTGCGCAAACCAAGCAGATGATGAATGGCGGCGGCGGTGGCATACAGATCATCCAGAACAACACATTCGGCCAAGGCGTCAGCCGCGCTGAAATCAACGCCATGCTGCCGAAGATCGTGGAAACAACCAAGGCTGCTGTATTTGACGCACAGCGCCGCAGCGTTGGCGGGAGAGGCTACGCATGACGACTTACCCATTAACCCTGCCAACGCACACTGGCATCCGTGGCGTCAGCCTGCGGGCCGTCAACTCGGTGGCCTACTCTGAAAGCCCGTTTACCTTTGCAGGCCAAGCGCAGGCCAGTTCTGGCCAGCGTTGGATGGCGGATGTAAACTTGCCGCCAATGAAGTATGAGGACGCTGAACAGTGGATCGCATGGCTTGTCAGCCTGCGTGGCCGCTTTGGCACGTTCCTGATGGGCGATCCTTCAAGATGTGTAGCCAGAGGCTCTGCCCGCAGTGCTAACACCGTGACAGTCAACGGCGCTGGCCAGACCGGCGCAGAACTTGACATCACATCCAGCGTTGTGGCCACTGCTGGGTATTTGAAGGCTGGCGACTACATCCAGCTTGGCAGCGGCGCGACAACTACGCTGCACAAGGTTCTAACAGATGTAACCACAGACGCCACAGGAGACGCTACGCTGACTTTGTGGCCACATGTGCGCACTGCACCGTCAGATGGCGCAACGGTCGTTGTGGAGGCCGCTAAAGGCCGCTGGCGGCTTGCCAGCAATGAAAGCGAATGGAGCGTCAACGAGGCCAGTATTTATGGCGTCAGCTTCAGCGCGATGGAGGCGATATGACCCGTTCAATTCCGTCTGCACTTTTAACTGCACTGACGCAGGAAGCCATCGAGCCGTTTTACGCTGTTGAACTGCTTTTCGATGACACTGACGGCACCTCGTATAATGAGGCTGGCTACCAGGGCAACCGCGCTATGCGGCTGTGGACGGGTTATGGCGACCGCACGATCAGCAGTGCCACTTACATCGGCGCTGGCGAAGTTATCAGCATCAGCGGGCTGGAAGAGGCGTCTGACCTGTCTGCCAAGGGCGCAACTGTCACGTTGAGTGGTATTGACCCTGACATCATCACGCTGGCGCTTAGTGAGCCGTATCAAAGCCGGAAAGCCCGCATTCTGCTGGGCGAAGCAAGCGTGTCAGACACCATAGAGGTGTTTTCTGGCTTGATGGATGTGATGACCATTGAGCATACTGGCGAAACTGCGACTGTCACTATGTCGATTGAAAGCAAGCTGGTAACGCTTCAACGGGCCAATGTTCGTCGATATACTTCTGAAAACCACAAGCTACGGCATCCCAACGACACTTTTTTTGACTTTGTTTCTGACCTGCAGGACAAATCAATTCAGTGGGGTCCAGAAAGATAAGATTGATGCACGCCAGACTGAACAGCTACCTGCGCGAACAGCGTGGCAAATGTTTCCAGCTTGGCACCCACGACTGCTTCACATTCACCAATGGTGCTTGGCGGGCTATGCACGGTGCCGGTTACGCAGATCAAATCATCGGCAAATACAGCGATCTTGGGCCAAAGGGTTTCAAGAAGCTGCTGCTTGATGCTTTCGGGCATGACGACATTGTTGACTGTTTTGATGCGCACATGACGCGCGTTGACGGCTTGCCTCCGCGCGGTGCGATTGTGATGACAAGCAAGTCTGCACGCTGGTATACTGGGAAGGCGCTTGGAATTGCAGTCGGCACAAAGGCCGTTTTTCTTAGCGATGCCGATATGGTATACATTCCTGTGACAGAAACAGAAGGCGCGTGGGTAAAATGAAGAACAATCTGCCATATAACGTCATGCGCCATGCCGATTGGGACTTTGCGCCCAAGATGCCGCAGGTTGTTGTTCCAGCAATCGCTGGTGCATTGGGTGGCGGCACGATTGCCACTATTGCAGCATATGCCATCTATTACGTTGCCACTACTGCCATTACATCTGCGGCCTTGCGTGCGCTTGCGCCTGATATGCCAACCGCTGGCGGCGCTCAAAATGTCGGCACGCTTATCAACGCACGCGAAGCAACGGCCACTCAAGAATATGTCTATGGGCAGGTGCGCAAAGGCGGCACTATTGTCTTCATGGAAAGCACCGACATTAATCGGTCTGACTATCCAGAAAACGGCTACATGCACATCGTCATTGCAATGGCAGGCCATGAAGTCGAAGAAATTGGCGATGTTTACATCAATGATGAGATCGTCACGATTGATGAAGACGGCTTTGTAACTAGTTCTGAATGGACGTTGAAAAACTCTCCAGATGGTGGCGCTTTGCCACCAGAGGCGCAGGGGCAGCCTGCGATCCGCATCAAGCGTTATAACGGCAGCCAGACCACCGCTGACGCTGACTTGGTGGCAGAAACGTCGGCCACATCCAGCTTTGTCGGCAACGGCATTGCATACATGTATGTTCGGGTGCAGTTTGACAGGACAACATTTGCAAACGGCATTCCTGTATTCACCGCTGTCGTCAAGGGCAAGAAGGTTGAAGATGCAAACGGAACGCCGCAGGTTTATCCTGCATCAGCCAACGCCGCATTGGTCATCCGTGATTACCTGAAGTCAGAATATGGTCTGGCAGATAGCAGCGTTGATGACACTTATTTCGCAGTGGCTGCCAATGATTGTAATGACAACATCAATCTTTCTGGCGGCGGCACAGAGAAGCGTTACCAGATCAACGGTGTGGTCAATGCCGGGTCAACTATCGGCAGCGCACTGCAAGACATGGTGTCGGCCTGTAACGGTCAGCTTTTCCTGTCTGGCGGCCTATGGCGTCTGAAAGTTGGCGTGTATGATGCAAGTGTCAAAACGCTGACACTTGATGACGTGAGATCGGCAATCAGCCTGCCGACAAAGCAAAGCCGCCGCGACAACTTCAACCGGGTTGTTGGCAAGTTCATCAACGGCGGTGATTCTGGAGGTGGCGTAAACCCAAATGCAGGCGACTGGGTGGAAGCTGACTATCCGGCAATCACCAGTGACGCTTTCTTGGCAGAAGACAACAGCGTTGAAAACCAGATAGACCTGCCGCTGATGATGGTAACAAGCAGTGCGCAGGCCCAGCGCGTTGCAAAGCAGACATTGTTCCGATCCCGTGAGCAAATTACATTCAGCGCCGAGTTTGGCCTCAATGCGATGGACATTGAGATCGGTGACGTTGTTGCGCTGACCATCGACAAATATGGCTGGGTGGCAAAAGAGTTTGAATGCGTAAACTGGAAACTGACGTTCAGCGATCAGGGCCAGCTTACGATCAGCATGACGCTGCGCGAAACCAGTGAGGCTGCTTTTGACTGGGATGCAGAAGAAAGCGCCATCATTAACAACAACACCAACCTGCCGAAATACACTGGCGGGCTGTCAATCTCTGACTTGTCTGTTGATGATGGGCCTACCCGCGTTGCTGGTGATGGCACTTATATCGCAGGCGCTATCGTATCTTGGACGGGTGCAGCCAGCTTCGGCATCAAGCATTATGAAGTGCAGTGGAAGCGTGCCAGCGATAGCAGCTACACGGCGGCCACATCCAGCCTGACGACATTTGACGTTTACCCGTTGCAAGACGGTGTGTCGTATGATTTCCGCGTGCGCGCTGTAGGTAGCAACGATGCTACAGGCACTTGGCTGGAGACAACTTACACTGCTGGCGGCGATACAACGGCCCCTGCCGCACCAACGAGCCTTTCTGTCACTGGGGAGTTGGGTGGCTTTGACATTGAGTGGACCAACCCGAATGACGCTGATTTCAGCTATGTGAAGGTCTACGAGAGCGACGACAACGTATTCGGCAACGCCACATTCATCGGCCAGTCTTCTGGGTCTAATTTCCTGCGTCGGAACCTGTCGCCGCTGGTGACTAAATATTACTGGGTGTCGGCTGTAGACTACAGCGGCAACGAAAGCGCCACCACAGGGCCGCAGAGCGCAACAACTGCCCAAATCACCGCTGGCGACATTGGCGATGCTGTCATTGCGTATGAGAACCTAGACACGTCTGTAACTAATGTTCTGGATGGCTTTGACACTGACATTCAGGCAGCGCAGGCAACGCTGCTGACCAAGGTAGACATCGCTGACTACAATATCACCGTTGATTACCAGCAGCAGCTTGAGGATGCCACCAACCAGCTTGCAACAGATGCACTGCAACTTGCACTGAATGCGTCCAGCCTTGAAAGCCGTATCAACGACGCTGGCATCACTGTTGACCCGGACACTGGCTCTGTCACCATTCAGGGTCTGTCGGCCATTGAAGATCGTGTCAGCACCGCAGAAATTGATCTGGACGCTGTTGAGGCCAGCCTGACACTAAAGGCAAGCACGACTTACGTTGACAGTGCAATCGCCGCTGCACAGTTGCCAGAGGCTACGGTCACTGAACTTGAGAACACCATTGCACGGGTTGACACCGCAGAGATCGACATTGATGCACTGGAAGGTGCCATCACGCTGACCAGCACTGGTAGCCTGTATGATGTAAATGATGGCACGCTTGGCGTAGAGGCGCTGGAAGGCCGCATTACTGTAGCCGAGGGCAACATTGCACTAAAGGCATCGCAGACAGAACTGGATGATGTAGATACCCGCCTGTCTTCTGCCGAGATCACACTTGGTTCGCTGGACGTTGCAGAGATCAACTTCTCTGTCAGCGAGGTGCGGGCAATATCCGAAAAGCAGGACGATCTTGCTGACCTGACGCTGCAGGAAGTTTTGGGCCGTTATAACGATCGCAAGTTTGTGCGTGAGGATATTTCATTTGCCCGTCAGTCGCTGACTGCAGATGTAAACGACCAGCGCGAGGCGTTGGCACAGGCAACTCTGGAACTTGGTGTTCGCATTGATGAAAACACCGCCAGCATTGTTTCTGAACAGACTGTTCGTGCAAATGCTGACAGCGCTTTGGCATCTGATATTACAACGCTGCAAGTTAATGTGGCTGACAATGCTGCAGCCATTGTGACCGAGCAAACAGTGAGGGCGGATGCAGACAGCGCATTGGCCACTAGCATTACTGCCCTGCAGACCGAAGTTGACGGGAATACTGCTGCTATCCAAACGGAGCAAACTGCCCGTTCAGATGCAGACAGCGCACTGGCGACAAGCATCACCAATCTCACAGCCACTGTCACTGATAATACGGCGGATATTGTTGCAAACACTGCAGCTATCTCCACTGAAGCGACAGCACGCGCAGATGCTGACAGTGCGCTGGCCACCGACATAACTAACCTGACTGCCACTGTTACCGACAACACGACAGACATTACCGCCAACACGGCAGCTATTGCCACTGAAGCGACAGCACGCGCAGATGCTGACAGTGCACTTGCTACTGACATTACCAACCTGACCACCACTGTTAGCGACAACACGGCGGCCATTGCCACTGAAGCGACAGCACGCGCAGATGCTGACACGGCACTTGCTACTGACATTGCCAACCTGACCACCACTGTTGGCGACAACACGGCAGCCATTGCCACTGAAGCGACAGCACGCGCAGATGCTGACACGGCACTTGCTACTGACATTACAAACCTGACCACTACTGTTGGCGACAACACAACAAGCATCACAACCCTGTCTGAATCCATCAACGGCGTTGAAGCTAAATACGGCGTGACCATCGACAACAATGGCAACGCAACGGGATTCCAGCTTTTGAGTGGGGCCGACGGTTCTGCTTTCAACGTGCGGGCAGATCAGTTTGCGGTGTTTGATGCTGACGACAATGGTGGTGCAACCCCGTTCACGATCTTTACATCTCCCAGAACCATTGGTGGTGTTGTTTATCCTGCAGGCACTTACATTGAAAATGCCTATATCGACAATGCCGCTATTGTTGACGCATCAATCACAAATGCGAAAATTGATGACCTTGCTGTTACAAACGCAAAGATCGCTGACGCTTCCATTGACAACGCCAAGATCAGCAATCTATCTGCTGATAAGATTAACGCTGGAACTATTTCGGTAGATTATCTGCCGGGCTTGACCGACATTAATCAAACGATCACCACATCAAATGTTAACTTGGTTTCAGCATTCCCATCGCAATATTTGATAACCACAACACTATCAGGCATTCGAGCGGGGACAAAGGTGATTGGCATCCTGACTTTAAATGCCTACTCAACGACAGGCGATCAGGGAACTATTTATCCCTGCACAATGGAAATCATCCCTCAGAATATCACTGGATTGACTGCGCACACTTTCACTAAAAACAACCACCCACAACTTGGAACAAGTAGCAGCTTTATGCCCATGCAAATCTTTATTGGGACTGGCACTGCTACAGGCACATCCTGTCAGGTTCAATTCCGTCTTGGCACTGCATTTTCTGGTGAAACTGCCACTATGCTTTCTGGTGCTTCACTGACATTGCTGGGTTATGAGGTGTAACATGGAATATACCGTTTACGACAGCCAAGGTAACTTTAAGCGTTCGATGATGACATTGGCCAATGAGCCAAGCGACATTGTTGACGGTGAGGTTTGGTTTGAGGGTAAATTCAGCGAATACAGCCGTGTTGAAAATGGTGTTGTCGTTGAGGCTGATGCTGCTGACATTGAGGCAAACAGGCAAGCAGAAGAAGATGCACTTGCGTGGCGTGAGTTGCGTTTAAGGCGTTCAAAACTTCTGTCTGCCTGTGACTGGACGCAAGTGCCAGATGCCCCTGTAGATCAGGTTGCATGGGCTGCTTACCGCCAGCAACTGCGTGACTTACCCGCAAACACTGTTGACCCAGCAGCCCCAGATTGGCCACTGCCTCCAACTTAATTCACACACGCGACACAACATGCTATATTGCCTCCAAATTGAGGCCGAAACCTAGAAGGAACACTCAATGGCTTGGTATGATACTGGCACCGTAAGCGTCACCAACGGCTCCACTGCTGTCACTGGCAGCGGCACTAACTTTGTCGCAGGTGCGCAGGTTGGTGAAGGCTTCTACGGCCCAGATGGCCGCCTTTATGAAATTCAGGCAATCGTGTCGGCCACATCGCTGACGCTGGCTGACGCTTATCTTGGCAGCACTCAGTCGGGGCAGACCTACAAGATTGTGCCAACCCAGTCGCTGACTGCTGACTTGGCCTCGCAGGTGTCCACACTGATTTCCGACTATCAGTCTGTCGCTGACAACGCTGGTGAGGGTAAGTTTCAGGATGGCTCCGCCACGTCGCCGGGCATTACATTCACGCAAGATCAGGACACTGGCTTCTTCCGTGACACCGCCAACGAGATTGCCGTTGCTGTTGCTGGGGTGAAGATTGGCGAGTTTAATTCGTCTGGCCTTAACATGACGACATCCATCGTCGCTGATGGTGGCATCACTTTCGGTGACAACGACAAAGCCATCTTCGGTGCTGGGTCTGACCTGCAGATTTTTCATGATGGGGATCATAGTTTTGTAAGAGATGCAGGTACTGGTCACTTAAAACTTCAGGGGAGCAACTTAAAACTTCAAGACGATTCTGGAAATAACTACGTTGATTGTATTGAAGGTAGTTATGTTCAATTAACACACAATGCAAATCCAAAACTCACCACCACCAGCACAGGCGTAGACGTCACTGGCACTATCACCAGCGATGGGCTGACTGTGGATGGTACGGCAACGGTTAATAGCAACACCTTTGAAGTTTCATCTACTACTCCAAGCATTCGTCTAACAGAGACTGATGTAACGGATGAAAACACTCAGATTCTTCATGCTACTGGGTCTTTACGCATTAGAACCGCAAGTGATGACTATTCCACCGCAACAGAGCGTATGCGTATTGATCATGGCACAGGCGACATCTCCTTCTACGATGACCAGGGGTCGAGCCAATCGTTCTTCTGGGATGCGAGTGCTGAGACACTCTACTTAGGCACAACCACTGGCGCTGGGGCAAATCAGAAGCTGTATGTTGATGGTGACATTGTAATCACCACTGGCGATTCACTTGTGTTCGGTGATGGTGATGCAGCCATTACAGGCTATTCTTCTTCGCTGTTTTACTATGACGCAAATACACATCGTTTTCGTTCAAGTGGTGGCTCATCCACCCACATGATCATCGACAACGATGGTAATGTAGGTATTGGGACAGATTCGCCTAGTGCAACCCTTGATGTAGCTGGGGATGGAACGTTCCAAACTGCTGGCGGTTCTATTCTGTCTGTTCGAAACACTGGCACAAGTGCATCGGCAGGCACCATTTTTGGCGAACTGCGCTTTGAAAGTGATGATAGCAGCCGGACAGAAGTTATCCGAAACTCTATCGTCTCTGAGAGTCTTGGAACGGCAGCAAACTCAGACATGCACTTTAGGTCTGCTAATGATGATACGCTTCTGGACCGCATGACCATTGCTTATAACGGCGACATTAGCTTCTACGAGGACACAGGCACTACAGCTAAGTTCTTCTGGGATGCGAGTGCTGAGTCTTTGGGCATTGGGACAGATTCGCCTGCTTATAAATTGGATATTAATGGCGGTGCAGACAACACAATCTTGCGCCTCCTTTCAACCGACGACACTTGCGGAATCATACTGACAGATAACGACTCTAGCAGCACAATTACACATCAGAACGGCGATCTCATCTTTAACGCCGATTCTGGAAACGCAGACCCAGCATCCTCTAAAATGGTGTTCCAAGTTGATGCCACAGAAGCCGCCCGCATCACAGAAGATGGTGAATTGCTGGTGGGTAAGACTACTAAATTTATTTCAACTGTAGGCACAACGCTATTTGGGGATGGTATGGCTTACCATACCGTAGACGATGACGTGACTATGCGTCTTAACAGGCTTACGGATGACGGTGACATTGTAGAGTTCCGCATCGACAGCAGCGTGGTGGGGAGTATTGGGGCACGTTCTGATGACATTTATATGGCATCTGGAAGTTTTGGTATTCGGATCAGGACTGCTCTTGACGCAGTTATTCCAACAGACGGCTCAGGGACAACCAGCTCGGATGGAACTTTGATATTGGGTAACTCATCCAACCGCTTCAAAGACCTCTACCTCTCTGGCGGTGTCTACCTCGGCGGCACTGGTTCGGCTAATCTGCTGGATGACTATGAGGAGGGGACGTTTACTCCTGTTGTGGCGGATGCTGCGTCTGGTGGGAATGAAGGATCAGCATTAAGGGCGTATGGATACTACACCAAGGTTGGTCGTTGGGTTAACATAGTCATTGAGTTAACTAACATAGACACCACCGGGTTGACGGGAACAAATGATTTAAAAATTACAGGGCTACCTTTTGCCGCAGACAGCGTGACTGGCGCTGTGGTTTGGCAAGGCACAGTTCAGGTAGCCGTTGTGAGTTTAAACGCTACTACGCCCTACATTACAGCAACAATTTCTGAAGGTCAGGACGTTGTATACATCCTTGAATGGGGCGACAATACCGGTACTGACAACCTTTTGGTAAATCAGCTTACTTCAGGTGCTTCCGACATCAAGATAACGATGGGCTATCAAACCTCATAACCACCCCTGTTGGATCACAGGGTAGTCAGTCCAACCATCACAGGAGATAAACGATGGCACTTACAGAACGCACCGCAGACGACAAAATCGAGATCGTCGGGGACTACAAACACCTGCAAATTCGCACTGCGACCATCATTGAACGTGATGGCGTAGAGATCAGCCGCAGCTTCCACCGCCGTGTGGTTAGCCCGCTGGATGACGTGTCGAATGAGACAGACGAAATCAAGGCACTGGCCGCTGTGGTTCACACCGCAGAAGTCAAAGCTGCCTACCAAGCCCACCTAGACGCAGGAGAAGCATAATGTCGGCTACTTGGACTATCGCAAACTTGGAACGAAACACTGCTGACGGTGGTGTTATCGTGGTGCATTACCGCTGCACCGCAGAGGAAACTGTAGGCGAAGAAACCTACACTGCTTCCAGCTATGGCACCTGTGGCTTCACCCCTGACGCATCGGCACCTGACTTTGTTCCTTACGACCAACTGACTGAGGCTGACGTGTTGGCTTGGGTTTGGTCGAGCATGGACAAAGATGCAACCGAAGCTGCACTGCAAGCTAAGATTGAAGAGCAGAAAGCACCTGCTACTGTTAGCGGCCTGCCTTGGGCTGCTGCTTAATTCCAACCTGAAAGGAGATCACGATGGCCGAGAAACAAACAGCTACCATCACGATCAACGACAAAGACTACAGCCTTGAAGACCTGAGCAACGACCAGAAGACGCTGATTGCGCATATCCAAGACTTGGACCGCAAGATCAGGTCGGCGCAATTCAACTTGGATCAACTGAATGTTGGCCGGGATGCGTTTGCAAACGCGCTCAACAACTCGCTGGCTGAAGGCGAAAGCGAAGGCTGAACCATAGAAGCACGCCCAGAAATGATGTATGATGCAGCCAGCAGGATGTGAAAGGCATGAGCAATGGATCAGAAGCTGGTTACAACTATCGTCTTCGGGGCGTTGCTCAGTCTTATTGGCTGGAACATCAAGACGACCAACGACCTTCAGCTAACAGTGGCACGCATGGAGATGCTGCTGCGGGCTGACGCACTGGAGAAATAACTGATGGCTGACGACCAGCGTCTAGAGCGCATCGAAAAGAAGCTAGACACGCTGTCTGATGCTGTCGTCTCATTGGCCCGTATGGAAGAGCGCATGATTACGCTGTTTAAGCGCATGGACAGCTATGACCAAGATCAGCGTGAAATCGGCAAGCGCGTCGGCCACCTTGAAAAGTCTACCAGCACCAACGGCCAGATGCTGCGGTTTGCTGAGCGCCTGTTTTGGATCATTGCATCGTCCGTTGTGGCATATTTTGCGCTGAAGCTGAGAGGCTGACATGATTGACCCGATTACAGCCTTGTCTGTAGCGACAGCGGCTGTCGGGCAGATCAAGAAACTACTTAACGATGGGCAAGAGATTGGCGGCGCGCTGGCAAAGTTTGCTGGCGCAGTTTCTGATGTAAATCGTGCTGCTGAGAAGGCAAAGTCACCGACAATCTGGAAAACGCTCACTGGGTCGGCTGAAGAAGAGGCCATCCAGATATTTGCTGCGCAGAAGAAGTTGCAGCAGATGCGCCGCGATGTTGAGACTTTGATTAGCTACACTTACGGCCAAAAAGGTCTGGACGAATACAAAGACACACTGCGCAAAGTCAAAGCCGAGCGTCAGAAAAACCAATATCGCAAAGAAGAAATTAAAGACGCTTTGATCTTTTGGTTTATAACAACGGTGATTGTGCTGTGCGGTTTTGCTGGGTTGGCCTTTGTGATATACTTTATCGGGAAATCGCAAGGAAAATGGTAATGCGACACCTAGATGAAATCATCGTTCACTGCTCGGCTACAGCGCCCGGCTGGATGAGCGGCAACACCGCTGCCGAGAAGGTCAACGAGATCCGCCGCTGGCACGTAAAAGAGCGCGGATGGTCTGACATCGGCTATTCGCACATCATCGACCGCGATGGCACGATTGCGCTTGGCAGGCCGATTGAGCGTGCAGGTGCGCACACGAAGGGCCACAACGCCAACAGCGTCGGTATCTGCCTGATCGGCGGCAAAGGCGGCACAGCGAATGATGACTTCGCAGACAACTTCACGCAGGCTCAGGCCAACGCGCTGCGCAAGCTGATTGCCGATCTGCGGGCCGAGTATCCGACGATCACAAAAGTCAGCGGCCACAATCAATATTCCAGCAAAGCCTGCCCGTGCTTCTCGGTGCCTGCTTGGTATGCCCGCAAGCCAGCACAGCAGGTCAGCACCGTAGTTGGCGCTCAGAGCCGCTCTACGCCTGCACAGAGCCGCACAGTGCAGGCATCGGTCGTGCAGGGCGCATCGGCTGTAGGCGGCGCTGTTGGGGCGCTCAATGCGCTCGACGGCACTGCGCAGGTCGTGGCTCTGGTCGGCTGCATCGTAATTGCTGGCATGGCGATGTTCATTATGCGTGAGCGTTTGCGCGCATGGAGTTCTGGCTGGAGATAGACCAATGTTCACTGCAATCTTACTAGCGTGTTCACTTGATGGCCAATGTATGGGAATTGCAGGGCCAGCGTGGCCAACGCTAAATGATTGCATGGCAGACATCCCCAACGGCTGGCTTATGATCGAGGAAGGATACCCGCACCTGATCGTCAAAAATGCCAAGTGCGTGGCTTGGGGCGAGGATGCGTGATGTTCCTGCTGGGTCGATTAAAAATTTTAGCCATCGCTGGCGCGGCATTTATTCTGGCCCTGCTCGGCATCTATTGGAGCGGGCGAAAAGACGGGGCCGCTGCCGTCAAAGCCGACATCACAGAAGATAGACTGGACGCCATGAAGACGGCGAAGGACGTGGAAGATGAAATCAAGTCGCTGGATGATCCCGCTTTTATTAGTCGCAGTAAGCGGTGGGTGCGCAAAGATTAACGGCACTCAATACTGCGACATCGCCTCGCCGTTATATTTCAGTGAAGAAACTCTGGTATGGCTGTCAGAAAATGACCCATCTTTTTTGCGTTCAACCGTGGTGGCAAACGAAAAATGGCAAGCCTTGTGTCAATGATCCAGTCAACCAGCCGCATTATGCACGATGTATCATTCCGTGATACGTCGGAAAGCCTTTGCTCTCGTGCATGGCGGTTGCAGGGTGACAACCGCTTCTGGCGGGCGTGGGTGCTGGTGTTTGGCCGTGACCACTGCCAGACAAGTTACAGGCACTATCACGAGTAATGGCCCGCATGACCAGCATACGCCACGGCAGGGCTGGTGAATTCTTAGCCTGCTACTTGTTAGAGGCCGCCGGATTGGAGGCCAGCCGAGTTGACGGGGCGTTTGATCTGGTTGTGCATGCTGGCGACGGCAAGCTGACGTGCGTCGAGGTGAAGACAGGCACAGAGCGCAAGCGGCAGAGCGGCGGCTACAAGTTCCAGCGGCCCCGTGTGACGCTGCTGGCCGACTATTACTGCTTTGTTGCGCTGGACATCGGCCTGATGCGCATATTCCCCGGCAGCATCTGGCGCGATCGCAAGGAAGTGTCCATGCCCACCCGCGAGTTTACGCAGGCCGCCCAAGCGAACGACCTGCGGTGGCTGAAGCGTGAACTTAGCTGCGACGCTACCTGCTGACCTTAAACTTTTTGTAAGTGTCCCTGACATGCTGTAGCGACGGCGCAAGGTGATGGTTTGGATCGGCATACATATCCAAGTCCGTCATCCATTTGTCGGCAATTTCAAGCGCCCGCATCATCTCTTCGATCTGGTCTTCTAGCACGTCGATCTTGTGCAGCGCGCGTGCGTGCCTGCGCGTCAGGTCGTCAATGCGCTCGGCTGCTTCGTAGTAAAGGTGGCCTTCTGTCTTATCCATATCTTCTGGCCAAACCTTTTCCCAATTAAGCAACTTATTCACCAGATCATCACTCATCACTCTCTCCCTTGATGTCGGCCAGCGCACGCAAGGCCCACGACTGTGTGTCTGCCTCGGCTATCTTCTCGAGCCGGGCCTGCACCTTCGCCAGCTTGGCCTCCAGTTCCTCGATGCGGTCGGCTAGGACGTATTCGACGCCACCGCCTTTGCTGTCTGCATACCAGTGGCCATATTGCCCCCAACTGTCATGCCCATTTTTCGCCCAAATCCGCTCATGTGGTTCACTCATCACTTCCCTCCATATGAACGCAACTGTTCGATTGCCTTCTGAGCAATCTCCACTGCCTTCGCCAGCTTGGCCTCTGCTTCAAGCGCCCGTGCCGCCCACTCTGCCCGTGATGCAGCCATGATCTCTGGGTCGTCGCCCGTGCTGTGGATCACGTCTGCAACAAGGGCCTTGAGGCGTTTGTTTTCCGCCTGCAGTTTTTTGATGCGGTCAGTGTCACTCATCCTTCTCTCCTTTCAGTTCTGCGAGGGTGGTGCCTTGGACTGCATTCACCCAATCACCTTCAACCCAGTCTTTGATGGCCTCGAAGATGTCCCAGTTGTCGTCCAGTTCGTCTAAGATCACAGCTAAGAACTCGTCAGTTGCGCAAGGGCGGCCATCTTTTGGTTCAAGGAAGATGTCCCAGTTGTCGTCCAGTTCGTCTAAGATCACAGCTAAGAACTCGTCAGTTTCCGCCAGCTTTGCCTCCAGTTCCGCGATCCGCTCCTGCATCTGCGCCTTCTCACGAAACCACTCGTCAGGCAGCGGCTTGCGCCCCTCGGGCAGTTTACTCAGATCCCATTTCGCCAAAACTATTTCCCTCCCTCAATACGCTCCAGAACCAAAGCAGCGTTCAGGTAGCGCCCTTGCAGCTTCAAGTGTTCATCTTCCGTCAGCCGGATGTCGTGCTTCGACCCCATGCCGTTGCGGCGGTTGCGCAGCGCGTCATCCATCGCGCAATACACAGTCCACGCCTCGTCTGCTGTTAGTTTAATCGCCATCGGCCCACTCCGCTCTTGTGTCATCACCATTTAGCATCCGGCGCAGTCGCTTTAGCCCGATGCCGCTGCCAATCGAAGCCCTCTGCAGGCTCGGATACCAGACGCCATCCAACGTCACTGGACGGCGGTTGTGCGGCTGGCGCAGGCCGACAAAATCAGTTGTCCCGCGCTGCATCGCCTTTGTTATATTCGTGTGCGAGACATCAAGCGTTCTGGACGCCTCGCCAATGCTGTTGTAGGTCACGCCGCGTATTGTCACCGGCTTGCTGACCCTGCGTTGATATTCACCTTGCCCGTGTGGCATCTTCTTTCTCCTTGTATCCAGTCCCCAGACCGATGTTGTCCTGCGTGCCGCGCGCCACCGCTGCGCACACCGTGTGCTTTTTCACGCCAAAGTGTCGGGCTGCATCTGACTGGCTCATAAACGTCACGCCTCGGATCGTGACCGGCTTGCGCTGCTTGCGCTGAAAGTCATTCATTGTGTTGCGCTTCATCTTCCTTCTCCCACGGCGGCGATGACAATGTGATTGGAATGTCTTTGCGGTAATACAGGCTGAAGTTCTGCAGGTCGCTTGGCTTGACCTCGCGCTTAATGCCGGGCCACTGCTTGAGGACAAATTCACGTTGCTCAGCCATCTTTCTTTGCCCTTTCGCTCAAACGATACCAGCCGTTTTTCATAAGCAGGTCGCCTTCATC